GGCTACACCAAAATTAGAGCACTTTCGATGAATCCACTCATATTCCACAAGTCCCCTGATCTGGCGGTCAAGCATCCGATCCATTTGCGCCACAAGCACAACTTCATACCCCAACTTCCGATGCTGGGTAAAAAAAGCGCACCACTCCGCGCGATCAGTTTTCACCCACTCCCGAGAATTAAATAAAAGCTGGGCTTCATCAATTACAAGCAGAATTTCACCTTCGCGCGGTCTGCGGCCAATATACTGTTCATAATTTTTCGAGAACCAGATAAGACGCTCTGGTGTAAGTTGTGAATTGTCGATATAGATAAACTGTCCTTTTGGTTTCTTAATTGATGAAAAATCACACGAAAAATTTGCGATAATAGGTGCATTTCTATACTGCATCCAGTGATAAAGACGTGATGCCAGATGCAGGGACTTTCCTGCACCCGGTGTACCAGAATATAATGTAATCATAATGAACCCCCTTTCAATCTTAAGTAAATGGAATAAATTCACCGAGAATCTTCACACCAGTAATTGCAAACTGTGCCGTAATCCACGGAACAATAGCCAGCAACCAAGCCGACCCAATCGTTATAAAAGCATCTATTGGAACAAAATAATTAATTGCACTTAAATACTCATTCATTTCTTCCGCTTTCAAAAATGCAAGAAAAGGACTTTCGGGAAGAATCCCACATAAAAAAGCAATTAAAACAAGAACCGCAATAGCTGCTACTGAAATAAAAAAGGCACGAACACCTGCAGCAGACATAAAATCACTCCTTTCTATCAACCACCCATACGATAAACAAATGTAGTAAATTTCACAGTTACAAAAAATAGACCAATAACAAAAAATATCGTCATACCCCACCGAAATATTTTTATATACTTCCAATAATCACTCATATCTACATCAACGATAAATGTATAATTCAAAATTTTAAATGTATATTCAAAATGAAACACAGGAGCTTTTTTCGAAGCATTCATAGACTTAATAAGAGCAATCATGTCCCAAGGAATACAAAATGGAAAATATTTAGTAATATTCCCTGCCCCACTTGCAATAGAGGGAAGATTTTTCACACGGTTTTTAATTTTATTTTTATCAACCTTTTTTCCGGTATTAGGATCAATCAAATCTCCGGTGTCTGGATCAATCAAATACCCGGTATCTGGATCAATATCTAATCCCGTATTAGGATCAATCTGGTTACCGGTACTTGGGTTAATAATTACACTTGGGTCTTTACTCTTATCTTTATCCGGTTTTTCTGTACTCTCTTCTGTTTCAGTCTCTGACGGTTTATCCGGCTTCGCAGGATGAATAGGTATAACTACAGGAAGAGCATCACCGTCATTATCATCTGGATCAGGTATTTCATCCGGTTTTACAATTCTCCATTCGTCCGGAACATCTGTATGTTTAATCCATGGAGATACGTCAGGAACTTCTTTCGGGCACGCGCCAGCGGACACTTGGGCGCTGATTGTATCAGTACCAGCAAATGCGCCGTTTTTAATAATCCACTGATAATTCGCTGAGTTCACACTACTACAATCAGAACCATTATCACTAACCACCTTACCATTAACTACTATAGAACCATATACATCCAAACGATGAAGCGAACCATCATTACCCATAGCGTTAAAAAGATAAGTTCCACCATACCAATTAACATATTGATAGTTATAAGCTAGACCATCGCTTTTATTTAATACAAAGCAATAATATTTTCCGTCGTCGTAAACAACATTTAATAAAGCCTTACCACTAATAAGCGATTGACAATATGCCTTCATTAAATAACCGCCACCAGTGATTGCACTTATAACTTTATTAATAGAATCATAAGACGAACAATCAAATTGGTTTCCATTACTCACATTTTCCACCTGATTTGCAAATACGCTTTTCAACATATCATAAAGATCCTGCGATATAGAAATACCCTTTTGCGTAACAGTATTTACAAGGTTTTTCAGTTCTTTCATAGCAGAACTTCCGGCATCTGAATATAGTTTCCAATGAATTTTAGCCGTATTATCTACAAAAGTAGTAAAGTTTTTCCAGGCCTGCTTTCCTGACACACCATGATTTTTTATTTCACTTTCTGAAATTTTCATGTCATACCCCGTCATGGCATACAGGGAATTCATTAAATCCCAATACGTATAATACAAATACTCTTCTACTCCGGTAGCTTTTACCTCTTCATAACTTGTCAATGGTACACCCACCAATATCAGCAGAGCCACAAACAAGGGAATAACCTTTTTTCTAATCCGTTTCATTTTCAACCCCCATTTCACATATTTACATCAATATCATTCTCTGATATAATCAATCAAAAGGGGGATTGATTAAATGAACGATAATGAAAAAGACACTAACTATTGGCGCGATAAATACAAACCAAAATTACACACCCAACAATACTACAAAAGCAAATATGTATACGGCATAGATTCCAACCCAAAGAAGAAACCCGAAAAAACAGATTTTTGGAATCGTTTGGACAAACAAGGCAGATTTATTTTTCTGGCACTAATCGCAATATACATAATCTCACGTTTTCGATAAAAAAAAGAGCGGGCATTATAACCCGCTCTACATCAAAAAACTATGCCTGAGCAGTCAGCTTTTTGAATACCTTGATACCAATAGTAACCGCTAATACAGTTCCAATGATTCCAAGTGCAAAAGGTGCACAAGTTGTAATCATAGATACAACATCTGTCTGCACCTGCGCAAAAGCAGTTTTTACTGCACCCTGAATTGTCTCCATATTCATTCTCCTTTCTGATGGTTTTAAACCATCTTAAACAATCTGATTATTCCATAAATCCCGAAGCCAATACCCCAAGATATGAAACCTAACATAAAACCGAGTGCAATTCCTTCAGATAACAATGAAACCCAAAGTGAAAACAAATCACTCATGCATACCACCTCCGCGAAAGGATATGAAAAACAATCAATCCTATCAATATACCTATAGCAAACAAGATGAAAGCAACAGCAGAAACCTCAACAAGGTTAATATCCAGATTTTCTATACCTGATGTAACACTCTCTGCTACTTCCACAATTTGAGTATTATCCATAACACAGACCTCACAACCATATCAATTCTATAAAACAATCTCTTCATACTATCCCACTTTCTTTAGGGGTTCGGACGGCAGACGCAGTATTTCATGGCTACCGCCCAGATTTATGCAAACGGTCATTTGACCGGAAGCACCTTAGCAGATACTACACGGAAAGAATCATACTGGTCGTTAAATTCACAACCAAGTTCCACATGATCCATAGATTTAAAACCTTTATTCTGCCAGAGTTTTGCCACTTCCTCTGAACACGGCAACATTCCAGATTCACAATTAATCTGATCAAAGACAGCCAGACGGTAATACGTCTTTGTTCCATCTTTGCTTTTCTGCTCTTTCAGCGCTAATACTGTAATCTCAACCTTTGAACTAATAACCATAATTTTTTACCTCTACTTTCTACAATCTTTTAATTCATCAAATAAATTTTTTTCACAACCAGATTTTTTCTTACAAACATTACACGGACATTCAAAACCGCAATAAACAAACTCTGCCAGACATTGACATCTTATATTTTCAATCTTTCCACAGGTATCATATATAGCACAATCAAAATCAGGACAATCAATCGACCTTAGCAATCAATTCACCTCCCTTTTCGTGTACCATTCCGACACCCTCCGCCTTTGGCGCGCCCCCTTGCCCGACTCCCAAGGGGGCTACACAAACGGTAATTTTTTTAATTTCATTTTCAAGCTGACACTTAATACCAGACAAAGAAACAAGATGCGTTTCCAAAGTGGAAATCTGAACATCCAATACCTCACGCAAATGACTTGATATATCACCACAAAATGCAGTATAATATTGATCAAGCATCATATTAAAACGCGAAATCGTAAGGTTTACTTCATCAAAAAGATTTTCACAAACAAGTGCTTCTGTAGTTTCATTGCACAAACCTTTTCACCCCTTTCGTGTATTACGAATAAAAAAACGTAACCTTTTTTCGGTTACGTGTTAAATAACAAAAATATTTACTTTACGCGCGAGGGAGAGCATAACTACCGCTCCGCTTT